CTTTCCCTCAGTATGCCTACTACAACACAGGCTTTCCGATGGGTGAGCTATATATTTGGCCAGTACCAAATAATCAATATGAGATCTTTATTTCGGTCATGGTGCAATTGGAAGCATTCCAAACCATCAATGATCAGATAGTATTGCCTCCTGAATATTTAGATGCTTTGCATTGGAATCTTGCTAGACGTATTTGCGTCATGTATGGATTGCCAATTACCCCTGAATTGACTGGATATGCTGAAGCCTCAATGCGAGCCATCGAAGAAGTCAACTCTCAGATTCCTTTATTGCATATGCCTGTTGCCTTGCGTGGCAAATCAGGCGCATACAATATTTATGGTGACTTCTACGTTGGGAGCGCAGGCTAATGGCTAAAGCTGCTCTAGTCACAGGCGCATACCAAACCAAGAGCGTTATCGCTGGTGCGCAGCGTTGCATCAATCTTTTTCTTGAAAAGAATCCCGATGCTGCAATTTTTCCTTTTACGCATTATCCAACCCCAGGACTTACTACTTTGGCAACTGCTGAAGTCAATGGTTGGCGCGGATTATTTTTTGCAAGCAATGGTACTCTTTATGGTGTTTGCTATAACAATGTTTATGCTATTAGTTCAACATGGCAATTGACTCTTTTAGGTCAAATTAGCTCAACAACTGGCATTGTTTCAATAGTTGATAATGGAAGTTATCTGTTTATTGTTGATGGAACTTTATCAAATGGAAGCAACACTTCAGGGTGGACTGTTCAATTAATTAATAATACTTTTGCTCCAGTCGATAATTCATCTGACTCAAATGGAGATAACGGTGGATTTTATGGATCAAATCAAGTAAATTTTGTTGATGGATATTTGGTATTTAATCGTCCAGGCACAAATCAATGGTATATCTCGCTTGATAATCAAATTCAAATAGATCCTGTCGATTACGCATCAAAAGATGGTTATTCAGACAACATCGTTGGTATTGGAGTTGCTCGCAGATACATTTATCTTTTTGGTGAAGTAACTACGGAGGTTTGGTTTAATGCAGGAAATACTACATTCCCTTTTGAACGCTTACCTGGATCATTTATTCAGTATGGTTGCGCTGCAACAAATTCAATCGCTCAAATGGATGGAGAGCTTTATTGGGTTGCACAATCCCCACAAGGAACAGCCACAATCTGCAAAACAAGCAATTTCAATGCTCAACAAATAAGCACTTTTGCAATTGATCAGGAACTTCAAACCTATCCAACTATTTCAGATGCCATTGGATATACATATCAATTAAACGGTCATTATTTTTATGTAGTGACTTTCCCAAGCGCAAATAAAACATGGGTATTTGACCTATCAAATGCGCAATGGAATGAATGGCTTTGGACTGATTCTAATGGACAATTTAACCGTCATCGTAGTAATTGCTTTGCTTTCGCTTACAACACTCTTGTTGTTGGAGATTGGAAAAATGGGAATCTTTATGCCCTAGATCAGAATAATTATTCTGACTTTGGTGGCCCAATCGTTCGGACGCGTGGTTTTTATCATTCCGAAGATGACAATTCAGACCGTATTCGATACAAATCCTTTATTGCTGAAATGGAATCAGGAAATGGCAACAATAATCAGCCTGTGACCGTATTTCTTGAATGGTCAGACGATCGCGGTAAAACCTTTGGAAATCCTATTGGTCAAACTATGGGTGTAGAAGGTGCTTATTTGACCTCTATTCAATGGATGCGCCTTGGTATGGCTCGAGATAGGGTATTTCAGCTTTCTTGGTCTGATCCTGTTAAAACTGCCCTTTCAGGGGCTTTTATTGATGCTGCTCCAAATCATCGATGAGCAATTTATCAACTAATACTCCCTATTTATCAGTACCTTTCCTAGATCAAAATGGGCAAGTAAGTCAGCCTTGGCTTATGTTTTTGATTCAGCTTTATCAACGTACCGGTGGAAACAATACACCTCAATTAAATTTGACTGAAGTTCAAGATCAACAGTCTTATGACAATACGTTAAATTTTGCAACTGATATTACGAATCTTCAAAGACAATTAAGCGAAATGCAAGATTATGTATTTTCGCAAAATATTAACTTGGCATTGACGAATGGAAGCTCTATCCTATCGGGTAATGGAGCTGGGGGTTTTAGCAACGTCACTATTGGCGCAAATTTGTCATTTTTGAACGGTGTTTTATCTGCAACCGGTGGTGGTGGCACTTCCCCTGCTAGTTATGCTTTTGCTGCAGCTCATGGATAATTTATGATAAGACTTGACACAATAAACCGATCGCTTCAATTATTTTTGGGTGCTGCCAAAACCACTAATAATCTTCAGATCGTTGTTTCTTATTCCGATCAAACTGCAAGCACTTATTTAGGTGCAACTCAGTTATCTAATTCAAACGGAACAACACCAGTCACAATTTGTAGCGCTCCTGCAGCTTCTACAATTCGCGACATTGATATGATCACCGTTCTCAATACGGATACGGTTTATCAAGTTGTCACTATTCAATATTTAGATACTGCAACAACCTACAAGATTCTTGATATTCAATTGAATGTTGGAGATAAGCTCACCTGGACTCATGGTAGCGCTTGGCAAGTTGTAGATAATTCAGGAAACGTAAAATACACCGTTTTAACTACAGGCGGCGTCAATAGTTTTAATGGAAGAACGGGCGCGGTCACTTTAACTAGCTCCGATGTTGATACTGCATTAGGGTTTACCCCAGCACCTCAAACAAGTGGATCATCTTTGCTTTATGGCAATGGATCGGGCGGTTTTTCAAATGTGTCAATTGGATCGGGAGTTTCATTTTCGGGTGGTACATTAAGTGCAACTGGATCAGGCGGTACTGTAACAAGCGTTGGCTTGTCATTGCCTTCAATATTTAGCGTTTCGGGATCTCCAGTCACAGGATCAGGCACTTTAACTGCAACTCTTAATTCTGAAACTGCAAACACCTTTTTTGCTGCTCCAAACGGTAGCGCGGGAACTCCAACATTTAGAGCGTTAGTGGCTGCTGACGTACCTACACTTAATCAAAACACGACTGGAACTGCTGCATCTGTAACTGGCGCGACTCAATCGGCAATTACCTCAATTCCTAACCTTGCAACTGTCGGAACAATCACGACAGGGGTGTGGAATGGAACTCCAGTCGCGAATTCTTACCTTGCTAATAGCTCTATTACCATTAATGGTAATGCGGTAAGCCTAGGCGGTTCTACAACGGTTACTGCAGTTAATCCTTATGCTTTAACCATAGGAACTGGACTTTCAGGCACTTCATACAATGGCGCAAGCGCAGTCACAATTGCTTTGGCAAATAGTGGAGTAACTGCTGGCACTTATGGATCTGCTTCGGTTATTCCTGTTTTAACAGTCAATGCCCAAGGTCAAATCACTTCGATTAGCACTCAGGCAACTAATGCCCCAAGCTATCAAGGCACTTGGAATGCATCAACAAACACTCCAACCTTGACATCAAGCGTTGGAACTCAGGGCTATTACTACATTGTTTCGGTGGCCGGCACAACTAATCTTGATGGTAATGCTTTATGGTCTGTCGGTGATTGGGCTATTTTTGGCAATGGAAAATGGGAAAGAATCGCTGGATCAACAAGCGAATCATTCACAAGTCTAACCACAACCAATTTAGCGGTTACTGGCTTAACTGGCTATATGTATGCCAACGGTAGTGGAAACGTAACTGCTTCCACAACCATTCCTACAAGCACTTTAAGTGGCACGATTAGCAATGCTCAGCTTGCAAATAGTTCAGTAACAATTGGATCAAGCTCTTTATCATTAGGTGGAACATTAAGCACTTTGGCTGGTGTTTCAATTAGTGGATCAACCAATACATTGTCAAATATTGGCAATAGCTCATTAACTAATTCGTCCATTACTATCAATGGCAATTTAGTTTCATTGGGTGGATCTACAACTGTCAGCGCAAGCACAACTAATGCATTAATCATCAACAATAGCGGATCAGGCGCTGCTTCAGGATCTACTTTTAATGGTGGATCTGCATTAACTATTTCTTATAACACCGTTGGCGCTTCACCATTGGCAGGATCAACTAGCTTGACCACTTTGGGAACTATTACGACCGGTGTATGGAATGCTTCAACAATTCCCGTTGCTTATGGTGGTACTGGTGTAACTACTGCAACTGGATCAGGTGGTGGAGCTTCGGTTGTTTTAAGTCAGCAACCATCAATTAATTCTCCAGTAATTACTGCTTATTCAACCTCAACAGTACCATTAAAAATATATGGTTTAAGTGGTCAATTTACTGAATTGTTTGATGTTTACACTTATAACGGTGGAACTTTAGCATTTCAAATAAATTCAAGCGGAGCAATTGCAACTGGTACATGGAATGCATCTGTTATTAGTGCTTTATATGGCGGTACTGGAGTTGCAGGCACTCTTACTGGTGTTTTATATGGAAATGGCACAAGTGCGCATACTGTAGCAACTACTGCACAATTATTAAGCAGTATTGGAACATTGCCAACAGTTAATGGTGGTACAGGACTTACATCATTTACGGCTAATGGCATTATTTATGCTTCTTCTACAAGTGCTTTATCTACTGGTTCTGCTTTAACTTTTGATGGTACAAATTTTGCTACAACAGGAAAAACAAGCGCAGCAGCTTTTACAGTAACGTCTAATACAAATCCTGTAAATGGCATAAATTTATATGGCACTAATAATTTAGGACTATATACAAACAGTACAGTTTCTGTTTTTATTAATTCTGCGCAACAAATAGGTATATTGAATCAAGCACCACAAGTTGCTTTAGATGTTGGCCCAGCAACTACAAGTGGTTTAGCCACTTATGGTGGTTTAATAAGAATTACTGGATATAACACAGCGGCAACGGCAGCTCAAGGATTAGAGTTTCAAGGACGTGGTGATGGTGCTGGTTATGGAAACAGAATATCTCATAGGTCAAATAATGGTGACTTAGTATTTGAAGCTCGCTCTAACTCTGCTACTTGGTCTGAAATAGCTAGAATGTTTGCTTCTGGCGGTGTTTCGATTGGTAACACTACAGACCCAGGATCAGGAAATTTAAGCGTTACTGGAACAGTAAAAACTCAAGGATATACAGTAGCAGGATTACCAGCAGCAGGAACTGTAGGAAGAAGAGCTTATGTTACTAACGCATTAGCTCCTGTATTTGGTTCTGCAGTAGCTGGAGGCGGATCTGTTGTAATTCCTGTGTTTGATAACGGAACAACTTGGATAGTAGGATAAAGGAAAACTTATGACAATATCATATATTCAGCTTTTTGAACCCATAACTTTAACCACTTCGGTTCAAACAATTTATACAGTTCCAAATACACCAACAACCAATTTGTTGCGTGGTGGAAGGATCAGATTTGCCAATTCAAATGGATCAGCAGTTCAAATTTCTGCTTATGCAGTTCCAGCAGGATCAACAACTGAAGCTCCTGGGAATGTGTTTGCTCCTAATTTGAGCGTTCCTTCAAATGGATTTATTGATGTTGATGTGCCTTTACTTGGCCCAGGCGATAGCATACAAGCATTAGCTAGTTCAGGCTCTGCAATTACTGTGAGTGCAATAAATGGCGCATTATTTAGCTAATTTTGTTACTTCGGTCATGCGTGATGATCGAGTATGGAATGCAGTACGAATTGATGGAATATCAAAAGAACAACTTGGATATAGAGAAAACGAGATTTATTTTGCCAATGAACATGGATTTGTTATGTTTAGAGATTTAACTCCAACTACTAAAGAAGTGCATATTGCCATGCTTAAAGGGGCAAAAAATGTCGATTCTTTTTTTCAAGAATGCCTTGAAAAGATGAGAAAACGAGGCGCAACTAAATTTGTAGGAACTATTGGCGAATGGAACAAACCTGCTTTAAAATTGGCGAAAAGATGCGGTTTTTGCGAAGAAGGCAGGATTTCTAATGCATTTTTGCGTGATGGCCAATATCATGCAATGGTGATGATGGGGAGTAAATAATGAGTTTTATTACGAATGCAATCGGAGATATTTTAGGAACAAACCAGCAAGCGAGCGCTGCTCAATCTGCAGCTAATACGCAAGCAAATGCTCAACTTCAAGCGCAACAACTTCTTCAGCAAAATCTTGCGCCATATTCGTCAATTGGTACTGCAGTTTTACCTCAATTATTAAGCTCTTTGGGTTATAACGGTACTTATGGTGCAAATGGCAATTTGACTGGTATTTCAGGTCAAGGATTTCAATTTAATCCAAGCAATTTGGCTTCTACCCCTGGCTATCAATTTACCCTTCAGCAAGGGCTTAAAGGTATAAATAATCAGGCTTCAGCAACTGGTTTAAATCAATCAGGCGCGCAACAAAAAGGCATCGCCAACTACACAACTGGTTTGGCTCAAAATACTTACAATCAGCAATATGCTAATGCTTTAAGCACTTATATGACTAATGCTGGTCAATTAGGAAGCCTGCTTAATCTTGGTCAAAACGCTGCTGCTGGTGTTGGTCAAGGGGCTTATAACTCCACGACTGCTGCCGGAAACGCTATTGCTCAAGGTCAAATTGCTGCTGGTCAATCAGGCACAAATGCTATTCAAGGCGCTTTAGGTCTTGGACTTGGTGGTGCAGGCATTTATTCATTATTGGCTGGAAGTGGAGGCGCTGCTGCTGGTGGCGCTGCTGCAAGCGCATCTTCATTAATTCCGACTGCATTATCAATTCTTGGGTCTGATTCAAGAATCAAACAAAACATTAAATTTCTTGGAGTTAATGAAAAAGGCATTCGTATTTATGAATATGAATACAAACCTAAATTTCATAAAAAATGGGGTATTGGCAAATTTATTGGCGCAATGGCTCAAGAAGTTGAAAAAATCATGCCTGAAGCGGTTTTATCCGATTCCGATGGTTATAAATTAATCAATTACGCTTTGTTAGGGTAAGGAATCAATATGCCATTAAATTTACAAACGATTGATCCAAGCATCATTCCTACAAAACAAAATTTGCCTGATTTTGGCGCAATTCCTGCTGAAATTAGCCAAATAATGAACATTCAGAAAAATAAAGTAGGAATTGCACAAGCGCAACAACAAATGGCTGCTAATCAAGCAGTTTCACAAGCAATTCAGCAAAATACCGATCAAAACGGGAATGTCAATATTCCGCAAATCATGCAGGCTTTATCGCAAGATCCTAATGCTGCATACAATCTTCCGCAGATTGGTACGCAACTTCAGCAAATGGAAGGCGCAAAATATACGGCTTTAAATGCCAAAATTGACAATGCGCGCAAAGAAAATGACTACTGGAATGCTCGCCTTGGTGGTTTAATGCAAAAAGGCGACAAAGTCACCAAAGATGACATCCTAAATGAGATGGCTCATGCCATGACGCGCGGTGTTTTATCTCCAACGGCTGCTCAGCAAGAAGTCCAAAGCATTCCTGAAGATCCAAAACAATACGGGGCTTATGTCAGACAACATTATTTGGCCACTCAAGACAATGCTCGTCAAATTGAATTATTGACTCCAAGTCAAGAAATTATTGATCCTTCAACTGGCGCTAAGCGTTTAGTCAGCAAAGCCGAGCTTTTAGGCATCACAGGCGGTCAAAATCCTATGGGTGGTGCAAATGCTCAAGGTGGCGCACAAAACGCGCCTATGGGCGGTCAAAATAAATCCACAGGCGGTTTCCAAACAACTCTTGGCCCTGGACAACAAGCTGCATTGACAACTGGTGGCACAAACCAAGCAAATGCTGCTCAAAATCTGCATGATGTGGCTGCAGATGTGCCTATTCGCATCAATTATCTTGAGCAAGCTCGCGAGAATTTGGCTAATCCTGGTGTCCAAACTGGCCCAGGCACAGATTGGCGCAATCAAATGAAATCGTTTATGAATTCACTTGCTCCTGACGTTGTTGAAAAAGTCGCTGGAAAAGACTTCAAGGGCGAAATCAAAGATTATGACGAGTTCAAGAAGATTATGACAAACTATGCGTCTTTGGCTTCCGCAGGCCTTGGAACTGGCACAGATGCTCGTTTAAATGCTGCTTTGACTGGTAACGCTAATCCATCGATCTCCAAATTAGCAAACGAGGATATTCTTACCAAAAACATCGCAATCGAGAAAATGCGCCAAGCTCAAGATTATGCTTGGCAGAATTCAGGCACTCCTGCTGACCAATTCAATAAGTGGCAGTCACAATGGAATAAACAAATCAATCCTGATGCATTCGTGTTTTCAGTAATGACTCCTGCGCAACAAAAGAGCTTTATTGAGCGTCAAAATGCTGCCGGTACGTTGCCTAAATTCAAAAAAGATTTAGTTAATATGGTTAAACAAGGTTTCTTAGAAGCACCAGGACAATAATATGGCCGATCAAGATCTTTCTGAAGATTCGATTTTTAGTTCTTTTCTAAAAACTCCCCTTCCTTTGGCGAAAGGAACTGCTCCTGCTGACGCAAAAAGCCCAAGAGTTGCAGCAGACGCAAACAATCCAAGCGGGATATTGCTTGGAAAAGATGAATCAGGCAGACCGATCTATAAATCCTACAAAAAACCCGAGGATGGTGTTTTTGACACTCAGGCTTTAGCAGGCACTTATTTGGCTGGCCAAGGTGCAATGAAGGGTCAAAAGATTACTCCTGAAAGTTTAGTTGGCACTTGGGTCAATGGTGATCCGACAACTGGCGCAAGCGTTCAAGGTGGAAAGTACGTACAAACCCTTAAAAAAGAATTAGAAAGCGCAGGGGTTAAATTAAACGCAGACGGAACAATTCCAAACGTACCCGAAGCAAATGCTGCCTTTACTCGAACCCTTATTACGCATGAAGCTGGCGCTCGCGCAAAAGACTTTTTGCCTCATGTCAGCGCAAACGTAGATCAAGACGTTGAGAATCAATTTAATGCTTTTGTAAAGCAACCAACTGGCGCAACTCCACAGTCATCCGTTACCGTTACTGGTGCAAATAATGAGCCATTGCAACAAGCCAAGGACGTAGTTGGCAATCCATCGGACTTTTTAGCTGCTGCTGGCCATCATATTGCTGCCCCTTTGCATGGTGGCGCAAATCTGCTCGAGCAATTATTGGCATCCGGTGTCAATAAAATCGCACCAAATAGCGATATTGCCAAACTCATTCAAAATACTGCCAATGCTGACGTAGAGGCCACAAAAGCATGGGAAAAGCAATATCAAGCCCAAACCCCAACCAATGCTGCATCGCTTGCTGGCGCAACGATTGGTGAGGTTTTGCCTGCTTTGGCAACTGGTGGCGGTTCAATGATTACTCAAGGTGGCGAACAAGCTGCTAATTTGGCTGCACGTCTAGGATTGCAAGAATTCGGTCAAGGTGCTGCAAAGTTAGGCGGTCAAGCTGCAGGAAGTGCTGGATTATCTGCTCTTTATGGTTTAACTCAGCCAACTTTAGGTGAACAACCATTTTGGCAACAAATCGCTCAAAATGCTCAAACTAATGCGGGTGTTGGTGCTGCTATTCCTTTGGCAGTACCAGCAGCAGGAAAAGTTGGTCAATATTTAGGCAATGTCGCAGGCGCTGCAGTTAATCCATTTACTCAAGGTGGTGCTGAAAAAATCGCTCAAAACATATTAAATCGTGCTGCAGGAAATAAGCCTATAAATGTAATAAGCACAGATGCATATGGAGCAAACAATATAGTTCCTTTATCAAACCCAACTTTAGCTGAACTTGCCAATAATGCTGGATTAAGCACTTTGCAACGCTCAATTCGTGATATTAACCCAACTCCTTTTGTTGAGCGCGAACAAGCAAATGCAGAAGCAAGATTAAATTTCTTTAATAAAGCTGCAGAAAATCCAACAGTTTTAAATGAAGCAATTAATGCTCGAGATAAATCTGCTAATGAACAATTAAGCGAATTATGGGCTAATAAATCAAATGTTAATCCAAAGCCAGTATTAGATAAGATTGATTCAATCTTGAATGGTGCAGGCGGTGAAAGATCATCTGTTAAAACCGTTCTTAATGATGTCAAATCTAAATTAGAAAATCCAAAAAATACAGATCCTGAATATTTATATGAATCTGTCCGCAAACACATTGGTGATTTGCTTGATCCTCGCGCTGCTAAAGAAAATCCTGCTGCTCAACAAGCAAGTAGAGAATTGCTTACAGTTCAAAGTGAGCTTGATAAGGTAATCAATAATGGAGTTCCTGATAAGGGATTTGATAAATATTTAGAAAATTACTCTGCCTCATCAAAAGATATTGATGCAATGAAATTGCTCCAAGGTTTAAAAATTACCGATAATTTTGGCAATATTTCTCTTGGAAAAATTAATAATGCAATTAATGACATCGAGAAGAAGATTGGATCTCTTG